ATATTTGCTGTGTTAGTAAAATCATCTGCTGTCAATCTGGCTGTTTCTCCAATTTTTAAATCAATTGCAAGCCTGTAATCGTCTGCATTTTCAACTACTAATACATTTATGTTGTCCGTATAGGATCCGTCCGCGTTCTTAACTGTTATGACTGTGTTACCGGGCGCCAGAGCTGTAACGATTCCCTTTTCGTTTACTGTGGCAACCGATGGTTCTGAAGAAGACCAAGACATTTGTGTATTAACATTCAAGTCATTATCTACACTTAATCGGAGTGATTCGGCAACCTCTAATACAACTTTTAATTTAGCTTCGGTTGCAGGAGGGGTTTGATCCGCGATAGGTTCTGCGAAAGCTTCATTGGAATCACTTATTTCTGTGCCGTTATTAGTGGCACTTACAATATAATAATAGGTTGTTCCGCTTGCTACATTTGTATCTGTATAAGAAGTATCTGTTATATCAGAAGCAATAGTTGTGTATGGTCCTCCAGCTGTTGTGGAACGTTTAACAGAATAACTTGTAGCTTTATCTACTGCGTCCCAGGTTAGATCTATTTTAGATTTGCCGGCTGTAGCTTTTAAATTTGTTGATATATCTGGGGTTGTATAGACTTCCACGTAAGATTGACCCCCTCCACCAATTGCATAGATTTTTCCATCTATTACTTCTGTTCGAAAAAAATTCCTACTAGTATTAGACATAGAAGCTATTTTTGTCCATTTATTATTTACTAGATCATAGACTTCCGCGGAAGACTGACCATTTCCTCCAATTGCATAAATTTTTCCATTTATCACTTCTGTTTGAAGCTCTTCTCTTGCTGCTGACATAGAAGATAATGTTGTCCATTTATCGGTTGACGGATCATACACTTCTGCAGAAGACAGACGACTTCCTCCAATTGCATAAATTTTTCCATTTATTACTTCTGTTTGGAAATATTGTCTTGCTGTTGACATGGAAGATAATGTTGTCCATTTATCGGTTGACGGATCATACACTTCTGCAGAAGACAGACGACTTCCTCCAATTGCATAAATTTTTCCATTTATTACTTCTGTTTGGAAATTTCCTCTTGCTATTGACATAGATGATAATGTTGTCCATTTGTCAGATATTGGATCATACATTTCTGTTGACGATATTAAATGATAAGATGATTGTCCTCCGATTACATAAATTTTTCCATCTATTACTTCTATTTGAAATTTCATTCTTGATATTGACATAGGTGATAATGATGTCCATTTATCGGTTGCTGGATCATATACCTCCATAGAGGATAACGTATTAGCATTATTACCTGACCCACCAATTGCATAGATTTTTCCATCTATTACTTCTGATTGTAATAACTGCCTTGCTACAGACATAGAAGATATTGTTGTCCATTTATCGATTATTGGATCATACACTTCTGCAGAGGATAGACCAAGTCCACCAATTGCATAAATTTTTCCCTCGACCACTTCTGTTTGAAACCTATTCCTAGCAGTAGACATGGATGCTACGTCTGTCCATTCTGTTTTCACACTATCTATAGGCTTAACCTCATCAGCAAAAACAGAGATCTGTCCTAAAAATAATACACTAATCATTAAACAAATACTCGTTGCCAATCTTAGCAATGCTTTCTTACTCATACATATACCTCCAAAATTTATCTTATGTAGTTTTTTTTATATATTTATGCAATACTCTTGTTCAACTTTTATTCTAGCCTCCTATATTTAATTAGTTTGCATAAAACACAACATATATATCGAAATAAAATATCTTATTCTTAAATCAACCTATGCTGTTAATCCCGGATACTGCAGCGCCCCGTCCTGATCCGGCGTGAGCGTCACCGGCTCTGTAATCATCTTACCGTCAGCGTCTACCGCATAGATCTTCCCGGAATTCTCAACCAACTGTGATTTACACATAACCCCGTCAGGTCCCAGATAATACCATGCGCTGTTATACTTGTACCAGGTATTGGTGACCATGATCCCGGCAGCATTGAACCAATACCACTTGTCTCCGACCTGCACCCAGTCATTACGCACCGGCAGACCGGTATCACCGTTGTAATACATCCAGCCATCTGTGACCTGTACCCAGCCTGATGACTTCTTGACTTCTATTCCCAGCAATGCCGCTTTGAATGCTTCCCAGGTGTGGTCGGTGTGATTATAAACATAGGGATTCGGACAGATCTTCCCTGTCACGTCATAGTGCCGAATTACATGATCTGCAGGAATGTTATACTTCGCCATAAGCTCCCTTGTCAGTTCAATGGCTACCTGCACCGTTGAGTCTTCAAAGTACCAGTCCCGGCTTGTATCTGCTTTGCTGCCTTTATTCCGGACGCACATTTCAATACCTATACTGTTCGCATTCCTGCACTCAGGATGCACATACTTTTTCGCCCCACAATGCCAAGCAATGTTTTTATCCTCTACAGACTGCCAGATTTCTCCGGAAAAGCCAACATAGTAGTGAGCGCTAGCACCTATATACTGAGAAGCATAGTATTTGCAGTTTGCCTCAGCTCCCCCCAGCGCTCCTACAAAGTGGATTACAATATATTTAATACGGCTTAGTTCCCCATTGCTGTAGTTATATGGTGTAAGTAATTTATTGACCTGCATATTATCTTCCTCCAATCCGAAAAGGGACCCAGGATTATCCCAGGTCCATAAAGTTGTGAAATTACAACCGTTGCGACGGTCGCAACAGATTATTCAGTTACGTCTGCTTTCTTCTTTAATAAATCAATGGCTTCTTTAATAACGGGGAGCATGGGTATTCCCATAAGCCCAGCATTCTCCACAATAGAGATCAGCTCGTTTGCCATGAAACCTATAATCACTGCGTCCCTTATGTAGTTGGTTCCAATAGCCAGATCCAGACGGTAAGCAATCAGGACAAACAGGAGGGTCATGCACTTGCGGCACAATCCTTTAAAGCCGGCTTTTGATTCCAGCGCACCAGTTTCCGTTTTGGTACTCTTTTTAAATATCCCGGCCACTGCCAATCCGGAAAGAAAATCAATCGACATAAAAAGGACCAGGGTACCAATCCCCGTATCCCAGCCCCCAAATAATGACGCTATAAAACTTCCTACTACTCCCGCTGCTGTACATATTGAATTTTTCATTCTCATTTTCCTCACGCTTTCTCATATTCTTTTCCTGTGATCTCCAGGTACTCAGCCGCCGTGATCCAACGGTCCACTGCGTCTTGCACCCAGTTTAGTGGCCAAGATTCAGCATCATAAAGCCGTTTTACCTTTTCATAGTTCTTACTCATTGTTTGCCTCCATTTCTATACCGGACATCATGGACATGTACTCTATTTGAGCATTGAGGACCTTAATCTGCTTTTGCGAATCTTCATACTGCTTTTGAATCAGCATTAGTGTCTGATACGGAACAAAAGGATGACAAGAGAAACCATGTGTAATCTTATTCCCATATTCGTCCACTTTGCAGAGAATTTCTCCAGTATTTTCATCTCTTTTATTGGTGCCATCTTCATTAAATAACATGTCATATAATGGCTCATATTTATAACCTTGAATACAGGCATCACATAGGTTTCCGAAAAGATCGGTTTTGGTTTGGTCTGTATTGAAGACCTGTTTGTAACCTGTTACTTCTTCGTCTAAGCCAATAATTTCATATTGATCATTTACATATATTTTCATTTAAATTCTCCTTTAAGTCAGCCAGATACGATAAATAGCGCCCGGCATTTGGTACCAGTCCAAAAGTATAGTACCTGATATTTGAAGTGCCGATAGATCAAATCCATAAGTGTAATTTCCAGCATTGTACTCGCTGACTTTTAAATATCCTTTCTGGACAAACGAGCTACCCTCTAATCGTTTCAACCTCATTTCTTTAATAACTCCGGCATTACTACTTGTATATCCTTCTATATTTAGCCACCCATATCCTGTAAAATTAATATTATCAGCCCGAATGCCTTGGGTGGATTGGGAGGAAGAACCAAGTGTAATTTGTCCAGCTTCAAAAGAAAGACGATTCCCATAAGCATCAGTCCAGCCACAGGCATTGTTCCCCCTTACGTATAAGTCCGTAGCAGTTGGCACATAACCCGAAAATGTGCCAACCAGCCCACCCATATTAACACCTTTTTTTATATTACCAGCATAGAAATTGGATATATTTCCTTGAATCCAATTCACTCCGTTTAAATAGTGTGCATTCCTGACTCCCAGACAGGCAACACCTTCCCAACATGAAATGTTTGTCGCCCATGCCCTATCCGTACCTGAAATATCTGCATTTTGATACGGTATATTTCCAGTAAGCTTACTCCCATTCACCCATGCCGTCTGCCCGCTTAAAATATGTCCTGCAGAAGCCGATCCTGGTGTTTGGCTTACCAGACTGTTTGCTGTCACCTTTCCGGAACCATTATGATATCCGGAAGGAACTGTATAACTCCCACCGGCATTAAGTGATACCGAAACAGCCCCAATATTTTGCATCGTACCAGTACGTTTTACTTTTACATCTTTATTGTAATAGGTCTTTTTCTCGAGAACCTGACTGTCCGCAGCATCTCCTGTAAGCTCCAGGGTTCCTTCCACCACTTCATCATCAGAATCTCCTGTAATAGCTTTATAACCCTTCAACAGCTCTGCCTTTGTAGCTGTACATTCATCAGAACCTGATCCTGTTCCCCCACCAGCAGCTATGATTACTCTACCCATTTGCGCTCACCCCTCTCAGATATATGCTAAAGTCCACAGTCGGCTTCTTTTCACCGCAATAAAAGGTTACATATCCATCTTCTGTTTCCCCGTCGGTTATCATACCGGCCATTTTCCTCCTGATCTTTACTTCTGCAGGTTCCAGATTTTTGGGAGTACAAGGATTTAACACCGGATTATCCGAGGCTTTTATTCCGACTACCGCTACTTTCTGACTATAGGGAATTGTATTGCTCCACCCGGAAGCAGGAATACTTATCTCGATAAGCTGTTCATGCTGCTCCTGCACCATTTTGTTATAAAAGGTATTGTTGAAAAGCTGTTCTATTTCAACCGCCATCTCTTGGCCATCGGCAAGCGTCTCTCTATCCCACTTCCGAATTTCCGTGGAATATTCCGGTGGATTTTTTATATTACAAAACGCCATTAGTAAACCTCCTTAAAAGATTTCATCCATATCATAAATCTGGGGAATATCTGCATCCTTCCCTTTACGCATGAATGTCCGATAAGCAACCAGATCTCCATCTGAATCAAAAAGTCCCATTTCCGATATTTCTTTTCCTGTCAACTCCCCTTTTTCCAGGGTGGCCGTATACCGGCATGTTGTTTCCTCTTCATTTGCATAGGAGTGGGTCTCTATCGGCTTTTTTAACAATTCGCTGTACAGGCCTATTTCACTTCCAGTCGTTCCTTTTGGCTGCCCAGCTTCATCTACCCCGCCATCTCCCCATGCCATGTGCGTGATTACCGGAAGTGTTAAATCCCCAGCGTGGGCCTTGCAGAATTTTTTCCTTCCTGTGACAGTAATAACTCCATTTGATGTGTCTGCCATAAATACATCCTTTCTTATAAAATTGTTTGGCCACCATTCAATCGGCGGCGGCCACTTAGTTTCCAAGTGCTATCAGCTTCATTTCTGTTCATAACCCTAACCTGCCCAGGTGCTGACTCTGCCTTAATCTGAGCATTAAACGAAAACCGTTCTTCCGGTACAAAACCATGAACAGTTCCATTTCTAAATCTAAGTGAATCTAACATCACGGTTTGCTTATTTTGTATAGCAAGAGGAAGATGAAGTTGTTTTTTGAAATCTGGTGCTTCAAAAACTGCCATTCTTGCAGTCAAGCTCAATGGGTAAAAATCCAAAGTCTCCTCACCGTTATATCCATTAAGCCGTTGCTGTGCATTCAAAGACCATATACGATCCAGAAATAGATAGGGGAGATTATACCTGGGATAGAAGCAGGTCTGAAAGCGGACCGCAGTATTATAGTTAAGCACCTCCGTGTAACCTGCTGAGTAGCGTCCATAGAACGCAGATGCAAGATTAGCAGGTATCATTTCCTTTACCATTCTACTAATACTTTTAATAATGGGATAAGACCTTTCTTTTACTATAAGTCTCAGTTCATACCTCAGATTCCAGATATCCAATATGTAATCCACACCAAGCAATGCTGTAAGTTTTTCCCTCAACTTAATATCCGTATAAGGAAGCTGCTTATTCCAGCTTGTCAGCACTTCAGTTCTTCTTTCTTCAAGTGATCGCCCTGTATCTGTCCGGATTCCAAGAAGAGTCTCCCATTTTTTAATCCCCTGATAGCCGGAGGTAGAAATAAATCCATCATTCCAAAGTGCATCACATGCATCACGGAGTTTTTCTATATCCTCTTTTTCCAGATCAGTTATGACCTTAAATTCTTCATAATCTTTTAAATAGTCCGGAATATAGGATCTTAAATCTATTTCTCTGTTATACATGGATCTCACCCCTTACCGCTATTTTTTCAGGTGATACCACATAATTACCACTACCTCCGTTAATAACCGTATCTGTTACATCAAGGATCCCCTTCACATCAAGTAGACGACTCTCAATTCTTGAAATCCGTATTACCAGCTCTTGTGTTTCCTGCCATGTCTGATTTAATCCGGCCAGATACTCATCAATAGCAAATTCAATATACTCTTTGCAGAGATCTGCGTTATACCCAGACTGATAGGTAATAGTTGTTGAAATTGAGATATATTCTTGCCCCGCCCCTTCTACGGTTACTACATGGCCAATAGGCGCCAATCCATAACCCTTCCCGGAATCCGCGACCGGATCCAAAGTGTTCTGAACTGTCTGAACTAAATCTGCAGTAGGACTGTGATATGAAGAATCAATAATTACCAGTTTTACTGTGCCGCCCCCGTTCCAGGCTGGAAACACCTTAACCCCTCCCACCCCCTGAATTGCTGATACCTTTTCCTTGTAATCCGCTATATTTCCCCCGAACGCCTGAGAATCTAAACTGTTGAAATATCGTTTCCGAAACTTTTCCGTTTCTTCTTCCTCTTCTCCTGGTATAAGTAGCTCTATCAATTCAGCCCTGGTGAGGCCCTTTATATACTCAATGGGTATCATACTGCCGCGGCTGATATTTCCGGCTGTTCCAATGGATTCACACTTCATACGGTATGTTCCCTGAGCAATGCGCTCTGTGGCCGTGAAATTCAACAGATCCAGAGAGAACCGGCTTCCTATAGGGATATCCATATTAAATTCACCCTTTAATTCTGCATAGGATGCAGCTTTTGGAATAATCCCTCTCTCCGCAGCACGTCGTATTAAAAACTCTCGATCAGCCGTGTCAGCAAACATTTCTTTTAAAATGGTATCCAATTCTATGTACATGATGGCAAGTTCTGCTGCTGCAGGTGCGAGTGCGGTATAAATGATGGATCCCTCCCGTTTATCAAGTTCAGAAGGAACCTGACTCAGCATTCTTTGTAAGATGAGCTCATAAGTCATTTTCTCATACATAATTATACTTTCACCTCCTTCTCTGCCTGTATATCTCCAACCGTGGAATGTACTGTGAATCTTACATGAAGTTTTCTTCCTGTTACGTCAAATGAAAAAGCATCAACGCTCTGGATTCTGTCATCCTGTGTCAATGCTTCTTTTATCCGCTTTTTTAATTTTGATTTTACAAGCCCCATTGGTCTGCCGAATAAATCTTTCAGCTCCACCCCATAATTCCAACTATAAATCAGCCAGTCAAAGCGCTCTGTATTAAGAGCACAGTTTACCGCCTGCTTTACCGATTCCAGTCCGTCCAGGGATCCGACAATTCTCTGATTCAAAGGATCCAGTTGGAAAGTTTTAGAAGGCTGTTTTAATACTCTAAAATCCTGTTTCAATAACCCACCTGATTCCGGGAGCATACTCCACTCCGCCTCCTTTCTACCACCTGCCTACTGCAACATACTGCTGTGCTCCGCGTTTCTGAAGCAAGAGTATTCGCTGCCCTGATTTCAACCCACCTTTAACCATTACAGATACCTCCCCTACACCGGGAATAGACATCTGCTCTACATGGTCTGTTAAATGCTCTGGCACAATAATCTGAGTCTCCAAAAGAGTTGTTTTCTGATCGATCTGCACTGTCACAGGGGCATCTTTTGTTACTGTCCCTAGAATGACATCGCAGGGATCTCCTTCCTCCACTGCTTTTAGGACAATGCTCTTCATATTTTCAATCCAGGCCGCATCAGCCACTGATACCAGCTCCTCTCAACGTCATGTCCATGGTATGAATCCCTTCATCAATGTTGTGAGTGATAGTTTCTACCAGAAGGTAGTTTTTCAACTCCATTTCCTTTATATCTAAAAATACCGGAATCAGGCAGCCCGCCCTTACCCGTATATCCCCAAAAGCGCCTTTGATGCTTAAACTTCTGGTAGGACGATTATATAGGCCCAGATAACGTTCTGCTATCTCCTGACCATTCGCGTCCTTTTCTATTGATTCGTTTTTTTGAAGGATTCCCCATTTATTTATTGTTCCTGTATCCTTTGTCATGTAGACTTCTCGTTTTTTAGTTTTATTATTATCATAGTAAACCTTAATCTGATTATAGGTATCACTGTCAATACTGATTTTAAAATCGTAGTCCTGAGCTGTACTTCCATCTATCATAATATCCAGCTTCATGTTCTCCACATCATTTAAGGTAAGGCTTCCGGCATCATCATATAATACATAAATTTTTCCGGTATGAATCAGCGTTAAATCCAAAGAATCCAAAATTATATCAATCAAAGTTTTATCTGGTCTATTTCTGGAAATCTTATGGCCGGTATCAATCAGAGTCCCTGTTTTTAGGTTATAATCCCTGGCTATCATCAGAATTACTTCACCCGTAGAAAGATTGGTATAATTATAGCTGTCTGTATTCTTTAGATACCGGAGCTGATCATAAGCAGTTACTTTCATTTGACCATCGCTGTTCCAACTTCTTTCAAAAATAAAGCCAAAAAATACAGATTTCCCATGTACATCAAGCCGGACTGCATTCCCTTCCTCTATATGAAGCTTGCTGTCTGGAATGATAGTAAAAGAGCATTTCCCGGGCTGTCCTTTACGCTGTGTTTCCCAGTTAATGCCTCCCTGAACTACAGGTTCATAAACCGTCTGTCCGTTCTGTATATATAAATGTACTTCCAAATACTTCACCACCTTTCATACGTAATATTACGTATTTTTATTGACATACGTAATATTACGTATTATAATAGAGTCATGATAAGGAAAGGAGCTACAAAAGATGCCTATGACACCAAGAGAGATGATAAAACATCTCAAGAAAAATGGCTTTGAAGAAATCAGTCAAAACGGTTCCCATGTAAAATTAAGGAATCCCGAAACTGATAAACAAACCATTGTTCCTTATCATTCCAAACCTTTAAAAAAGGGTCTGGAACAGGCAATATTAAAACAGGCGGGGCTGAAATAAGCCCCACCCCACCTTGTAAACTGGAGGTATTTCGATGAAAAAACTTTTCTATCCCGCACTTTTCCATAAAGCTGAAGAAGGGGGATTCTGGGTATCCTTTCCTGATCTGCCGGAATGTCTGACAGATGGCGACGATATGGAACAGGCTTATGAGATGGCTGTAGACGCTCTCGGTCTTGCGATTACCAGCAAAGAAGGAGAAAGAGAACCTCTCCCATCCCCATCAGCTCCTGACACTATATCTGTAGAACCAGACAGTTTTCTTGTGATTGTTGAGTTTGATATGGCGGCCTATAAAAAACGTACCAACTCAAAGGCAGTAAAAAAGACTTTAAGCATACCCGAGTGGTTAAATGAGGAGGCAACTTCTATGGGAGTAAACTTCTCTCAGGTTCTGCAGGAAGCTTTGATTGAAAAGATCCAATCCAGACCTTAATTCTTACGGCAGGTTAAATACCTGGCCGGGATAAATCAGGTTAGAATTGCTGATCTTATCTTTGTTGAGATTATATATTTCCTGCCAACGACTTCCGTTTCCCAACTGTTTCTTTGCAATAATCCATAGACAGTCATCTTTTGCAACGGTGTAAGTCTTTTCTGCAGGTGGTTCTCCCTGGCGCTCCGGTTCAGATTTCGAAGCGGTAGGGACTTCCTGCTCTTGTACAATCACAAAGTCCATAATTTTTGTTCCATAGCATTTATACTCTTTCATAGAAAGGGAAACAACAAGATCCAATCCTTCTTTCACATCATCAGAAACTTTATAATCTTCCAGCGTTACGTCCATATTGGTATCAAAGAAGCTGTCACTCCCCGGACCATCGCGGATTACTATAAACTCAAAGGATCTCCCACCCTCTTTTAAATCTTTAAGCCTTTCCAGAAAATCTTCCGCATTATCAATACTGCCATCCCATACTGCGCAGGGATAATCCATCTGCGGAATTACAATATCTATGCTGATTTCTGCTAAGCCCGGCGGCCGTATCATATTGATTTCTTCGCCATTGATCAGAGTAATTGTTTTATTCTGCCCGGCATACTTAATGGGGATCTTCTCCGGAGGCAGCGGGAGGAGCATATCATCAATATAAACTTCATAGGCCATTATAAATGCCCTCCCTCCGCTGCCGTTGACAAGATCTCATCCGTAAGGTTATTGAGCATACCATTCATTCTGTCGAAATCGGTCTCTGTCTTCAAAGTATTGTTATTGGTTAAATCAATCTTAAGCTCCGCCAGCGTGAACCGGTTAATCGCTTCCTGCTCAGCTGCATCACGCATGTATTTAATCTCCTCATCTAATGCATCCATGTTATCAGCCATAGCAGCTGTATTTCCGGCAGTCTTATCGGTATTTCCTGCTATGTCGGATCCGTAAGCTCCCGCCGTACTATCATCTCCTGCTGCTTTTCTGGCTGCATCTGACTTGGCCGTCTCTATTGCTGCCTGACGCTTCATTCTTGCATCATCGGCTGCTCTTTCTGCTCTGGCATAATCATCTTTCCACTCTGCCTTAGCTCCTGTAATTACCTCCTTCTTTCTGGCAAGTTCGGCTGCCCGCTGCTGCTGTTTCATCTGTTCTTCAACACCTGCATCTGCGGCAAATTCTACATGGTCAATTAAATCAATAGATATACCGGGGATATTGTTGGCCATTCCGATCAGCTTGTTAACCCGGTCAATGGCTCCATTTACAAGATCCTGTAAGATTGTTAGTGCTCTCACCTTTATGTTTCCAAGAGTATCAAGTACTTTTACACGGAATGAATCAAATGCAAAAGCCGCGTCCAGCGTTCCACCCTTAATCATGGACCACGCTGCCATAAAGCCTAACTTTAACCGGTCTGCCTGTATCAGAACCTGATTTACGCAAATAAGCCAAGCTACACGAATACCGCCCACCGATTGAACCCACTTATAAATGGCTGCCACAATGGCGCCTATCACGATGGCAATCCATAGGAATGGATTCGTAAGCATACTGGCAACCAACGCCTGATTTGCTGCCACAGATAGCCATGTAACTAAAGTGTATATCCCCCAGGCTGCGGCCGCCACCAGAATACCAATAGCAAGCCCATAAAACACAGGGGCTATCGAGGACCAATTCTCATAAATAAAAGTTGCGCCCTGCCCAATTACCTGAATAACCGGTTGAAACGCCTGAAGCAGAGTATTTGAAATAGCTGTCCCTACCTGTTGAAAGGTCATAGGCATGGAGTTAAAATCCTGGTTTATCTGATCCGTTGCCCCCAGCATGGCTTTTTTTACAATGTCTGCTGTGATCTCACCATCAGAAGCCATGCTTCTAATTTTACCAATTGGGACATCAAGATAATCCGCTATGGTCTGGATTACATTTGGTGCCGCTTCAAATACTGCGTTTAACTCCTCCCCCCGCAGAACTCCGGATCCTAATGCCTGTGTCAGCTGCAGCGATGCAGATGCCGTTTCCTGCTGACTGGCTCCGGATATTACAAATAATTTATTCAAGTTCTCGGCAAACTGAATTGTTTCTGCATTGGAACTAAACGCGTCCTTGGCTCTGAGTCCCAATTTGGATACCGTATCAGCTGTGGCCTGATAAGAAGCTCTTGACCGTTGCGCAGATGCAAAAATTTTATCCTGCAATTCAGCTGTGGTCTGTAAGCCATCATTCATCATGTTTAGTCTTGCCGTGGTCTGAGTATAGGTATCTGCAAGGTTAATGACCTTCGTGACACTGAATGCCAGACCTGCACTAAGCGCAACACTTTTTAACTTTGTCAATAAACCTGTTGCAGCATTGGTCCCAGTTTTGACTGAGTTGTTAAACTGGTTCTGAGCGTTTAAGTTGTCTCTGATATTACGCTCCGCAGCGTCCATGACAGAATTTAACTGCTGATAGGCTGCATTAGCCGTACTGATATCCATCTTCCCCATAGCCTGATTCAGTGTTTTCTGAACTGACACCGCCTGGCTAAGCTTTCCCCGAAGCGATTCCAGTTCCATGTTGGTCTGATCCGTCCTTAAATTTACCGGGATCTGATTTAGCTTCTGAACCCTTAAAGCCAACGCCTGCATTCTATTTTCTGTAGCTGCTATGTCATTTAACATACCAGGAGGTGTTACCCTCATACTTCTTGCCTGAGCAGATATAGCTTTCTGGCTTTCATATAATTGTCTTGCCATTTGATCTGCAGCCTGGAATTCTTCCTGAAACCGGTCCGCACCAGTACTCATAAAAACATTTGGCATTGATGCACTGCTCCAGGTTGGTTCCGGGGGAGATGGCGGAGGAGTTGCTGCAGCTCTTTCAATCTCCTCCCGATAACGCACCATTTCAGCAGAAGCTTCTGCAATCCCCTGTCTCGCCGCATCAAAAGAAGCCGCATTAAGACCGGCATCCGTCACTGTCTGAGCCTGTTCAAAGGTTGAGAGCATGATGGACATTGACTGGGTAATATTGTTTAATACAACCGACATACGGTCCTGTAACTGAATGGAAGTCTGTAAACCTGCCAATCCTTTCTACCCCCTTTTCCTTTTGGCTCTGGCAGCCTCAATCTTATCATTTTTCATTTTCATTTCTATTGCAGCAATGACAACAGCCTTTTCATAGCGGGAGAGTCCCAGGAACTCATGGGGCCACTTATGAAGCTTGTGGAGACAATAGTAAGCAATGTTTGCTTCCATATCGCCTCCCTCTATCAGTTTTTTGCTTCTTCCACCAGGTCATCAAGCGCGACATCAAAGCCATTAACCTCCTGCACCTTGGCCAGATAATCCTGATATTCCCCCGGTGTAAGCATCTTTTTAAGTAAAGCTTCTGCTCCCATTACTTGATAGGAATCCTGAAGCTCTTTATTGCTGAGATCCGGAAAAACCGTACATGCAACGGCAAGCTTACCTACATACTGGTTGTAGTCGGTTTCCGGCATGTATGCACCTCTTTTACCTGGAATCGGCTTTCTTTTTATACACTCCTTTTTAATCAGCTCATCCTGCTCCGGGGTAATACACTTAATTTCCCATGCCACCGGTTTCTTTTCTTTATCCATGAATCTCTTTGATGCTGCATATTTCATGTTCTCAACGGCCACAGCATTCTGGCTTAAAAAGCAACTTAAATCTCCCATAGTTATTTATCCTCTCTTTTCTCGTATTACTGCATTCCTGCAAGATTACTGAACTTCTCTGGCATTTCCCAGCTTTCAAATGTGAAATCAAACTCATCTTCCAGATAATCTGCATCGGCATCAAACTTTGCAATGATTCCTCCATCAAGGTTACAGTTTTTTAAGATCACAGTCTGCCGACCTACACTGGAGGTGGGATCCTCATTGATTATCTGTATATCAAAATAGACATCTTTTCCCGTTTCCTGAAACTGATATAAAAGTTCCCGGAAAATACTGGTGTTGTAATGAAACGTTGCAGATCCGCTTCCCTTGGATCCAACTGTTTTATTTCCCTTCATGGTCCTTCCTAAGATGGGGACTTCGGTTTTTGTCTTCTCGATCTTAGCTTCCAGGTTAAGCGCCTGCATGAAATTATACCGGTTGCTCCCGATTGTAATATAGCACTCTGCCTGGGTAGCACTTATGGCATCCCAGGCATTCATGGTATTTTGATTCATATTCTTTTACTCCCTTCTATGATACAACCACAGTCATATAAAGCTGGCTCATACAGTTAATAGGTTCCACTGGAAAATTAACCACAACAGAACGTTTGCTGGATCCCTTATCCACTGTGATGGAATCAGCACTTATAGCTTCAATGGCCCGGAGTGTGGTCAGCTGCTTTCCATAAGTAACAATATCATTCCACAGGCTTACCCTTCCTGCATAATCGTTGGGGATCGTTCCAAGATATCTCGTATTAAACAAGGACGCAATATCATTACCGATCTGGTCCAACACGCGGACCGTTTGGTTACTGGAGAAATCCTCCCCCTTTTCTTCTGTGAAAGTTACCAAAGTATTAATGTCCATCAGGACACGGATATCACTGCCCACCTTATGAAAAAGGAATTTACCTGACTGTACTCCCTCTTTTAACTGAAACTGGCCGAATTCCGTTTTTACGGTATATTCCCCATCATAAGTCCTGTTTTCCAAGGTCTTATTAATAGCGCAGGCCGCCTCTGCTCCGGCTGTCCAGTAAACCAGTCCGGGCTCCAATTCCTGCGCTTCATTCTCCACAGAAATAATTCCTTCATAATCCGCTTTGGTATACCGATATAAGACAGTCTGAAACTTGATCCCGTTCTCTTCCCTCATACGTTTGGTAAATGAAGCAAAAAGAGACTTTACGTTTTCATCTACGGACGGGCAGCACAGAACATGATAGGAGTAATTCTCCATCTTTGCAAGAAAGTTTGCATAATCCTCCCCGGCTATTGCCTCCCCGTTTGTTCCTCCTGAAAATGGCATTCCGGCGGTTTCTGCAAGCGTTGCATTTTTCTTGAATATCACATAATCACTATTCTTTAACGCGCTGGCACCTGTTACTGTTTGGGAATCTATTTCCTTCCCAGCAAACATTGTCCTCACATCAAACTTGGTTTCATCATCAATATTCTTTGCAATCACTGTTTGGAGACTGTTTCCCCGGGTACCACCATAAACAGCGGTTCCGTAGTCATTGGAGGCTTTAACACCGGTATTTAACCGATAAAAAACTCCCTTTGTCAGGTTTTTAAACAATTCCCTGACCGGGAGTATTGATACATCTTCATAAGCATAGCCAAATACATTAAGGCATTTTTCAGGGAATTCTTCTGCAGTCATCTGGAAGACTTCCTTTTCAGGTCCCCAATCAAGCACCATGGGTATGGCTGCAACCCCTCTCTCGCCTATGGAAGCCCCCGCTGAAGCTGCGCTGACAAAATTAATATACGCGCCAGGGAGGACCTTATTTTGTACTGTGAAACTTCCACCGCCTAACATGCACTCACCTTACCTTTCAAAAATACGTCAAGTAACTGATCTGCTTCCTCCGTGGTGTAGGACTTCCCCTCTTCTAACAGAGCTGTAATCAGATCTTTCTTTCCCTGGTACCTTTTGGCACTGGCCAGCTGAGTCTTTGTATATCGCACCGGTTCTTTCTGCCTGGTATTTTTCAATACTTTTTCTGCCATATATTACTCCTTTCAATTCATTGTTATCTGGTTCATGGATTCCATCTCTTTACCGGCTCTTCGCCCAAAACGGTCATAATTTACAAAGAAAGTCAATACTTTCTCCTTAAATTCACCACTCCGTTTTGTACCACGTATCGGGGTTCCATCTGCAAGTGAAAGGTATTCCATGGATTCCATCAATACTCCCAATACCCTGTTCAGCTCTCTGGTCCGTTGCTCTCCCTCTACCGGAAGATATTGAATGTAAATACCGGTACTTCGAAAATATCTCGTTCCAAGCAGAGGCTTTTCTGATGGATCCAAAAATCCAACAAAAAAACAGGGTTCTTTAAGCCCCTGCTCCACTTTACTGGTATAAACGGTCATTTCCGGAAAGAGTGTATCCAGCTTTCTTGTGACTGCGTCCATAATCTCGTTATACACGAAATACCCCCTTTAAATAATCAGATATCCGCTTTTCAATCATCTTAGGAGCCTGCTGCTCAAGCTCCCGTTCTGAAATTGTCAGCATAAACCTTCCCGGTACCCAGCCTTTGTGGCTGGCCGTTCTATGGCCATATTCTACGTAGGTGGCATACTCAACCGGATTGATTATTTCAACCACATAAGTATCACCATAATGGTTAACCTTAAGGGTATCGACGTACTGGGAAGCCCCTCTGGTTTTTAACCCCTCTGATCCTGATCCGCTTCCCTGTGCAGTCCATCCCCTTCTTAAATTACCTGTATCACTGGGAGTTCTTTTTATCACTTTGGCAAGCAGGCGGGCTGCCAGATAACGGGCGCAATCTTCACAGAATTTATCTTTGTCCTTTTCTAACTGTTCGAGCTGCTTTTGAAGTTGTTTGAGCTCTCTAAAATCAAACCTTCCACCGGACATTATGTATTCTCCTTCCATAACCCCAGAACAATCTCCTGGTGGCTGCCATACACTGCAGGCTGACCACTTCCTGAATAAAACTCGGTGCGGCCGGCCTGTGTGACTTCTATTTTGCTTCCAGGAAGTACAATAATCTCCGGCGCAAGAAATAGCTTAATGACCTGGCGGAGCTTAGAAACAGTGTTTGTGTCGTCAGTGGCCGGAATGCTTGAAAAAGATAGATGACAGGGCTGATCTTTCACCACCTTCATATCTTTCTGAATAGTCACCTTTGTATCTGGATCCTTATAGGGTTGTTTTTCATAGATATTGCATATTCCATCATAAGTGGCTTCAATGGCTTTTCGGTGCATCTTTGCGGCCTGCTTCATTGTGTTAGTAAGCAATTTTCATCACCCCGTTTTCCGGTATCGGTTTAACTGCGCCTTGTAATTCTTTAAAATACTTCCCTGCAGGACTCCCGCCGCGCTGGAAAAACTGGTTTTGGTATCCCCTTCTGAAATAGATGAGATCGTAACAGGTGCAGACTCTTCTCCCAGCCTTTCATGACGATAGAGATCTACCGCCATGCGATAACAGGTATTTACAAGCCCGTCCGGTACGCTTCGGATATGGCAGTGGTTCTTTACCACTTCCTCCACATCTTCCAAGATAAATTTAAGCTGGGGATCCTGGGTGACATCTTCCTTAGATATCCCAAGCAAGTCTTTTAATTTTCCCAGTTCCATAGGCATCTCCTTATGAAATAGTAGCCACAAACACCTGGTCTGCATAAGGGAAGGAAGGCAACGCTGTTGCCACGGCCTTAATCCACTTTGCCACCGGATCAATGGTGTTGTACTGGCAGACAATGATCTTACCGACTTCAGAAATCTCAACATCAGAATTTCTTCTAAGTTCCAGCTCCTCCGCAGTCACACCATAGAACGTATCCCCCATTTTACCTTCAGGCATCATGACAAAGGCATTTTCAGGGAGGAAGCGCTTGGCAGTGTATTTGCCTTTTGAATCCTGAACCCGGTACTTTTTATCATAAATAGCAATCTGGGGAAGCTTCTGCTGTGCAAGGAAAGCATTTAACTCTGCCACGGTTAAGAGCTTGGCACTGTTTACACCATACACTGCCGCCCGGATCCTTTCATCACGCAGGATGGCACTTAAGTTTTTCTTGGAAGTCAATGCTCTTACCGGCGTAAAACCTGTATCGTCCACAATGGTTTCAACCATCTGCTCCATGTCTTCCAAAATTGTGGCGCTTCCAGAAAGCCAGGTCTTGCTGGTTTTATGCTCCGCAGGCATTCCATAATCAATAGAGGCTTTCACTCCATTTTCATTAATAACGATCTTACCAGTGGAGAGCGCTTCCATTCTCATGCATTCTACACGGGTACGGACAGAGGCGACCAGGTTATCTACATCACGGAAAATGTTCTTAATCATATCCTCTTCTTCCCGATCATTTCTGGGGCTTTCCAGTGCAATGATGGTTTTCTCCGGAATCTTGATTTTCTTCTTAATCAGAGCAAGATCCTGTGTAAATACCTCAGCACCCTCTCTGGATCCGATCTCTGCCTCCGTATCAAAAGCGTGGACCTTTGCAGATACCGGCAGGTTACTTGCACCCTTTACCATATCAATTTCCAGAGCTTCTTTCTTATCTTCCGGGAATAAATACTCTCCCATATAGGGTTCCTGAGAACGCTCCTTTGTGTAGTCAATCAGGTCCCTGGGTGTTAATAATTCTTCTACTCTTGGCATCGCTTAGTCCTCCTTAATCTGTAACTGTCCATCAACAAAGAATTTAATGAACGGCATCTTTACAATTAGCTGCTGTATGGCTTCCACAATATAATTTCCTTGCAGGCGCTCCGCCTCAATGGATCCATCAATTGTAAGGGCTCCCGGCTGCGGTCCGTGAGTGACTTCTACAGTATCAAAAAGAATACCTGCGGGTGTTGTCGATAATGCATAGGTGTAAGAACCAGAGGCCCCGCTCCTTGCCACTTTTACCACGTTTCCATCCTTATCCAGCAATGTGCCGGCCAGAACAAATTTCTTTCCATATTCATCAGCAGTAATACCGGTATCATTCACAGTACAGCTGATGTTCTGGTACTTCTCACTTTTTAAAAACTCCGGAGTGTTACCAAATGTTTTCTTAGTTAAATACATTTTATTTCCTCACTTTCCTTTAATATCAGCCCCATGCTTTTGCATAGGGATTCTCTGCAGCTTCTGTTGACTTGTTCAGGGCTTCTGCAATACCTTTTCCATAACCATTTTCATTTGTGCTCCCGGCCTTGGGATTGTAGCCTCCTGCACCTGGCTCTCTTTTGGATCCACCACCCTTACCCGGATCCGATTCTTTAAACAGGAATGCCTTGGATTCCTTAATGGACTTGATCTGTTCGTCCAGACCGGAGACTTTTCCATCATCGACCAGAATTAATTTAGTTTTATCCACAAGACCAGTGACAATATCCACATCATGAACGGAACCGGCAAGAGCCACTTTAATGGCAGTGGAAAGTTTAAGTTCCTTCATATCCGCATCATTCTTTTCTTTAGTAGCTTTATTTTCTGCCTGCAGAATTTCAATCTGTTTTTGTAACTCTGCATTGTCACCGCTGTTTTTCTTCAAGGTTTCCAGCTGTTTATCCCGGTCCTTGATATCCTTTTCCAGCTGCCCCTTTGCCTGATTGGCTGCATCGTAGTCGGCTTTCGAAACATAGGTCTCCAGCTCCTTTTTAGAAGCTTCTGCCGCCTTTACTGCCTGTTCCTCACTAATACCAAGTGCAATAAACTCTTCTTTTTTCATAAAATCATCCTTTCTTTGCAATAAAATAACGCCCAGGAAAGCCTGCGCGCCTTATGATAACAGTTTTATACTATTTAGTGGATCTTCTCTTACCCGATGCATTCCGTCTCCTTTCTGTTGCGACCGTCGCAACGATTGAATGGGTATAAAAATACCACCAACTTAACATAGTCAGTGGTTTTCTTACTCTTTGATTAAGTTATCTGCTTCTTCTTTTGTAATTTGCTCAATCCTTAGAAGCATATCTATACTTCCTATTTTATATGGCGAATCGTCCGGTTCTGATTCATCATACCCCATAATCCGATCCATCAAGATATTGTGGTTATCCACGACCCAACCTTCGCCCGGATTATACAAATAGGGGGTGCAATCCTCTTCCTTGCCTAATAACTTCAAATCCTTAATGCGATAATATGTCACACTCATTTATCTCTCGCCCCTTCAAATTTCTTATGGATGGTATTAATCTTTAGAATGTGGAATCACTTTTTCTACTTCATCAATTGTTACACTGATCGTTTCCCAGTCCTCTGGAGTGCTTCCAACATCAACAATGAAGGCTTTGTTTTCAAATGCTTCCACAACACTGGCTTCTCTTCCATCTTTCAAAAGTACGGTATCAAATTCTTTTATCTGCATTCTCTAAACCTCCTTTATGTAAGTTGATGTCATACTTGTAGTTCCATCAGGTTTGTGAATCCAACCTACCACTACATTAGCGGGTTTTCCATTACCGCTATAAAGCACTATCTTCTGCTCATACAAATCACCGTATCCGTTGTTCTGTTTATAGGTAGATGGATAGAATAAAGCTTTATGCTGAATTTCTGCTCTAAGGTCCTCCCAATTCTCTGCATTATACCCCAACCGAGAATAAAAAGCTTTCCCCTTTGCCAATCCACGGGGATCGTCTCCTCCAAACAGGTAATTAGTGAACTTTTTATCCGGAAGTATCAGATTGTCATCACCGGGCAGCCTTAATTCTATATTATCACTCAGCATTTTACGACGTGTATAATCAAGCTTGATAAATCTAAATATATCATCATCAGTATACTTCAATTTCTGGAAAGAATCCAGCGATTTAGGCAATTCCTTTCCAAGAACCTCTTTGTATTTATCATACTGAATTCTGTCTGCAGCCTTATTCTTCTGCATTTTTTCCATCAGAACTGCTTGAGGGTTATTCTCCACAAAACCCTCATACCACTGCTTATATGTCATACTGGCCGGAACCTCTATGTACTTGCCTGTAACCGGATCCCTGGCAGCTCTTTTCTCCACTGCTGAAAACTCATCATCAAAATATGGTATTGTAGTGGTCCTGCAATGTGGGTGAAAAGGCGGCGCCGTAACTCCCACCTCATAATCATTCATTGAAAAGACTTTCCCGTCCATGTCCTGGCATATATCTGAAGTACGGGTATCCAGTGTGGCAAGAATTTGATACTGCTCTACTCCAAGCTCACCGAAACAGTCCTTTTGTGAAGCGGAAGCAATGGCCGCAGATTCTGTCATGATCAGGCGCCCTGCCTGACTTCGGCTTACCTCCATCTCTCTTGCAAGATTGGTGATTGCCTTTCTTGGGTTCGATCCTCGGATTATGCTTTGGGACAGCTCGGTATGAAGCTTACTGACAAGCTTTTCTTTGTTCCCCCATATCCGGTCAGAAAAAGACGTCCCGTCCTGTGCCCAGGGCTTTTGTATGATAAGGTCAATCTTCTTTGGATCAAGACGAGTGAGATTACTTCCTATTCCCGTCCCCTTGGCGATCTCAAAAGCAGTGTGGTAATAATTATCAGAATAAACATTATGGAGAAACTCTGACACACTGCCGCCATAATCTGTAAATAAAAGTTCGGCATGCTGCTGGATCTGCAGCTTCATGGCTTCCAGATAGGAAATATGATACTTTGCAGAGGCATTCTCTAGTTCTTTTAACCAGCGCTCATCAACAGCGTTTTCTTTTCCCGCTTTTATGTACTGCCTGACAGTCCACTTAAATTCCTCCAGTTCATCTTCCTTAAGTAGCTTTTTTGCTTTGGCATAACTTACTCCGTTGTTATTGGCCAACCGGTTATACCATCGTTCAATGTCCATCTGAAGGAGTTTAGAAGCTTCATTAAACTGCTTTTCCAGATCCCGGTAGTATGCCGTACTTTGACTGTAACGCTCGTCCTCCAGCGCTGCCATTCTTTCTTTCCAATAAGAACTATTCCTCTTCGCCATTTAACTCACCGCCCTGATCCTCCTCTGCCTGCTTTTCAAATGCCTTTTTATATTCATCCTCTTCTTGGGCAGCCTTCTTTTTTTCTTTTTCCAGCTGCTTTTCTTCTTCATCTGCATTTTCTACAAAGGGGTGATTTTTTAAAATAGTTTTGTTGGAAATGACTCCCACACTCTTCTCGCATATCTCAGCAAGTTCAGAATCGCTCCGGATAGCGGAACGGGTCCATGTCTGTATAATCTGATCACATTGAGTTCCGATATGCTTACAAATTGCACGCACCAACTTACCAAAACCCAGTTTAAACTCTGTTTCCATTAACCCAGCTTTCAGCTCCAAAAGGGAATACAAATATTTCAGCGCCTCCCCGGAAGAGTTTCCAAACTTCTGCGGATCAGGATCTACGCCTTGTCCCTGTTCAAAGATTGCCTTCCTGGTCATTTCCAAGAACTTCTCCCTGGCCTCAATGGGAATACTGATTGTCAAAGTCTCCACGCCTGTCTTTCCGCCATCGTCACCATCATCATCGAGCTTAATCATTTTATATTTTTTAAGATCGTCAATAAACTCCTTTTTATCCTCTCCGCCATAATTAGTCAGGATGAAAATTACTTCCTGAATATCTTCAAGATCATTTAAAAAGCCGGTAAATACCTTGTCATAGGCATCTACCAGCGGCTTAATGTTCACCAGATCATTGGTGGATATGTTGTTGTTATAAAAAGGAATAAAGGGGACATCTTCCCAGCCATGCAGTAATACATTGCTTTTTTCTGCTGTTCCATCTTCCGGAACACCTGGAAACACATTATATTCCGAAAGTCCCACGGTCGATATTGTGTTGCTCTGACGATAATAGCTGTAACAGCGCTCCTTATCCCAGTACTCCCATATAGTAATTTCCTTTCCTGTAGAAAAGTCAGTGTCTTTGTAGGTTCTTAACACAGCCACCAATGTCCGGTTGAGATCGCTGCTATACACGGGAATAATCTGTTCTGAGCTCACTATGCCATAACAGAAATTACCGGCATCATCAATCCAGTAATGGATCCAGGAGCATTCATGGTTTGATGCATTAACACAAAGATCCTTACACAGTTTTGGATAAGAGTCTCCCAGAAGATCTGCAATCTTCTTATTAGCATCTTCCTTACCAATATCAAACAGCGGGGGAGCCGTAAACATGTAAGCCGCCTTCTGATTTACAAGAAGCCCATGGAAGTTGCGAGGGATCCGGTTATCGGCGTTTCTTAAGGGACCGAATTCCTGCCCTCTTACTCCATATTTCAGTATATCATTCTCATTTTTATAATACCTGTCAGCCTCTTGGCAGCGTTTTACATGCTGCCTGTGCCAACGGGTCCGGCTCCTGATCAGCTCTTTTACCACATCTATATTGGGCTTTTCATCATTCATTTTTCTCACCTGCCTTATTTGAAAATAGATATTCCTGACTTTTTACCACAATTCTCTGCAACTCCTGTGGTGGCATCGGGAGCATCATCATGTTTGTTCTGACCTTCCCGCTGATATCGGTTCATAGCATTATAGTAATCAGGCCAACGGTTTCTCCAATCTTCCGGATAATAAATATGCTGCATTATCCAAGCAGAGTTGGAATAGATCCGGGCCTGCTTGTTCTTGCTCTGGTGAAACCATTTAATTGTGGTATGGTTGTAATCAAACTTCTCCAGAAGGATCCGCTCCACGTTTCGGGCAAAACTGCGGCCGCCATTGTTGGATTCAATCTTGGAAACATCAACCTCATCTGCATAGAGCATCTCTGCCGCAGCCGGCTCCGTAATTTCCATAGGTTCTTTTGTATATAGCACATTAAGGATATAAGCCTCATTGGCAAAGGTAACGCCATAATTTATACTGCACAGATAATCCTCCCCGGTGTCAGCCGTATCGGTATAATTCCGGATCTCTTTGAACTCTGGCAGCTCTCCGCTGTAGGTCTTAAAGCCGGTATAGAGCTTTCCTTTTAGATCAATTGGCTCCTGCTGATAGTTCGCAGAAGCTATATCAGGACCCATGGCTTTTATTTTAGCCTGATAGGATTTATAGGATAATACTTCAGGGCAAAGCATTTCATGAGTTTCCGGGTTTATCAATGCCTTCATGCAAATATGGCGGACTTTTGCGCCGGCCTCTTTAAAATGCTGCAGCGCACGCCCTGCCAGATCATCACTCGCCCACCTGGTCATGATGATAATGATCTTACCGCCTTCTTCCAGACGAGAGAGCATGGTGTCTGTGAACCAGGACCAGTGCTTTTCCTTAGTGAGCTCATTGTTGGCTTCTTCTGCATTTTTGATCAAATCATCTATAATTAAAAGGGAAGCACCAAAGCCAGTGGCTGTACCGGTCGGGGAAGTGGCCAGGTAATTGTTATATCCGCCTTCCAGGCTCCAGAGATTCATAGCCCCATCGCCTTGCTTTATTCGTACTCCTGGGAATACATCGGAGAAGACAACCTTACTCTGATCAGCTTTAACCTCCTGTATATCGTTGCGGACGTTTTTGGAGAACATTGTGGAAAGGGTTTCATTGTAGGAGCCGGTCATGATCTTCTGTGACTGATCTTTTCCCAGTACCCATTCCACGAAAAGACCTGCGGTCCGACTTTTTCCATGGCAGTCTATCGGGGCGGTTCATTTACAACCAATACCTCATCATCAGACTGTAAAAAATCCTGAAAACCATTACAGAGTTCTACCAAATAATTACGAGTCTCTTTATAAAAATCTGGTGCCTTTAAACTGCAATAATAGAAAAACTCTCTTTTAGCTAGTTCTATTTTTGCTCCCAACTGTATCAATTTCTTATCAACCGCCACCTACAACCACCCCCTATCATTAAACATATTCCCACGTATATCCATATGCACTTTTTCGTTTTCCCCGGCAGCATGCGCAGATTAAACTTCCTCCATTTCTTCCAAGCGCTTTAGCCGCTGATTCTATTGAGCTATAAATCAACCCCGTTTCTCTGCACTTCACACCTTTTTCTTTCGCTATACTCATGGCCATGATAGCTTTTTTAATATTATTCTGTGCCTTCAAACCTTTTTTATAAAAATGAATATTTTGCTCTTTTGCTGTTGCCCACTCCAAATTATTCAATGTGTTATTACTTACCACCCCATCTATATGATTTACAGTTGCTTTTCCATCCGGATTTGGAACAAATACATCTGCAACTAATCTGTGGACGTGACATGTCTTCGGAATATTATCTTTATACAAATCAACAATTAAATAGCCATTGTTTTTTCGCCTTTGGCTCTTAATTTCCCCTGGTTTAAAATAATAGGTATCATGATGATTCTTCACCATTCTATCCACGCTCCTAACCCTTCCCAGAGAAGATACTTGATAAAGAGCTTCGTACCCAACAACATCCTTCCATTCTTCTTCCACGTTTCATCCCTCCATTTTTAGCAATAAAAAAAGAACTCCCTTCTGGCAAGTTCTATCTTTGCACCTCTGATAATATTTTCCCTATCCACCATGGATCAGCTTCTTTAATTCTTCTGTTGTAATACCCTCAAAGGGATTATTGGTATTGACCTCGCCGGACAGCTCCATCTTATCCTTCCACATCCCCAAATGACGCCCGATCAGCTCCAGAGCCTTCCCTTTATCATTCAGCTTCACCTCTATGCCATTCGCGCCTTCCTTAATTCCAGCGATAGCTCCCAACTTATCTCGGGGCATTTCATCTGTGGTCTTAACCTGCACGGCTTTATAGGTCCCTTTGTTTTCAATGGTTACGAAGTCAGTGACATCCGCAAAGCCGATCTTGGCGAGCTCCTTTAAAACCATATCCTGGGTGATCTCAGTGCGCTTTTCCCGGTCTTTCATACGTTTCTGGATATAATCTTCAACCTTAGCATTTCTTAGCATTCTGCTACTATTAGCCGCAGCCGTTTCATCATTCTTGACCTTTGGATATGCCACCTTGTAAGCTCTGGTAGCATTAAGATCAATCAGGTACTCATCTGCAAATATTTTCTGTTTGTCTGTTAATGCCATCAGTCTCACCTCACCTTCCAACCTGGCTAATTTTTATATCAAAAAAGAGACGGGGTTGACCGCCTCTGTGTTTGGATAATTTAGTGCAATTATTTATTTACATCTTTAGTCAGGACTATTATTGTTTTTAAAGTGATGTTCTGCAACCTCATGTGATAATCCAAATTCCTTCATTAATGTCTTAATTATCAATTCATTTCTAGGACTAATTCCGAACCCGTTTGAAGGTAAAATCTGCCTGCAAAGATCATGTGCACGCAATCTAATTTTTTTTTCTTCATCACTCAGCATCATCTATTCCTCACCTTTTCCATGACATATCGGACAGTCTATAATCGTATAGCCCGATGCTTTCAACGCTCTCTCTCTACACTCTTCCATTGTTAAATTCCCAGGTGCGTCTAGTCTATCAAATACTCTGTCAAACTCCTTTTTATTTATTGGCTCCTCATGTTTTCCAGTCCCATTACAAAAACTACATTTCATGGTATTGTTCCTCCTTAGTATTTTCATTTATCATACCACTGCTATTTATGAAAAGGAATGTATATTGCTCGACAACGTTCGACAGATTTAAAAAAAGAGACGGGGTTGACCGCCTCATACATTTATTCTATTATTATTCCATTTTCGCTTTTGCAATATGGACATGTAACCGTATAGCTCTCTTCTTCTGAGTGACTATAGAGTGCAAATTCCACGCCAAACTCTGTCGGTATAGGTTGTATTTTACGGCCAGTTATATCCTGTGACGGAAATGTTTTCCACTTAATTTCTTTTTTACATTTCTTGCATCTGATTATCCCTCTGAGCTCATTCATTCACTATCCCTCCAAATTATTTAATGTGTACCATTATTCACCATCTATTTGTAAAAAGAAACAATGCTAAATCTTCTACTTTTTATCAAGCTTTTTTCTTAACTCCTCTACTACTTCATCTGACAATTTTGGTCTTGGTATATATATGTGGGATAATAATTCAATCATTTTTTTAATTGATATGATGAAATAAAAAATACTAATACATAATGTTAAAATTTCCACGTTAAATATTAAATAATTCCAAAAGTCCCATACTACTTTAATAATTCTGGTTTGTACCCATGTAAAATTGATATCCAGCAAGAAAACTAATGATACAAATATAGATATTGCCCCAAATATGATAGAATGACCAATAACAATGTTTCGCTTCATTAAAATATCAGTTCCTTCTAATTTTTTAATCAATTGATCATCTGAAATACTTAATAAAATACCTAAATTAGTTAACGCAAAACCACTAAATATCGAGTTAATTGTCAAAATATTAGAATGATAATCGCTAACTCCAGTGACTGGCATTCGAATCAACACAAATCCTCTAAGTTCCTTTAATGCGCATAAGAGAACTGCTATTAAGATTACCAATATCACTTTCATGCTATAATTATCTTTGTAAATAAACTTTTTCATAAATTATCATTCCATTCTATCGGCTAATGCTGTTATCATGTTATAGTTTCCAAGATACGCTTCATGTAATCCTTCCTGAAATTGTGTTGTTATTTCACTTAAACTGTATTCAACTTTCTTTTTTTGTACCCAATGATAATTTTTTATATCCAAAGGATAAGTGAAAAATTTAGCATGTAAATCAAATTTTCTTGTATTAAAATCCTCTGACTTTCCTGTGATAACAGTTTTATCATAATTATCTTTTACACTCTTAAGTTTATTAATTACTCGCTGAATTGTACCTTGATCATTTTCTAATTTTTTATAAGGTTCTGCTTTAATTACCAAATTTGCTGAAAAATATTTATCTCTAAGCATTTCCATAACGACTGATTCATCAAGTTGTAAAACTTTCATTAAATATTCTATATTGGGCCTAGTAATTTCAAATTCAATTTTTGATATCTCTGGCTTGCTTGCACCAAATAAAACATTTATTCCATCAGCATTTGGAATTCCAATAAATTCTAAATGATATTCATTACAGTAGCTTTCAAATATATTATTTAAGTCGCTAGCCCCTGGTGCATCCTTTGCATTGGCAATGGCAACAATACCTCTTTCATAATCCATAAGAAAAAAAGTAAATACCTCTACCCCTTGATTTAACGATTCAGATGTATTAAAAACCTCGTCAGCTACTAAAGTTTCATAATTCCTTCTCATAAGAGCATTTCTGGACTTCTTCTTGCTAACCCTGCCAAATAAATACAAATCATCATGAAAAATATCTAAAATTTTTTTAGGTTCAATATCATCTGGCTTTATCTCAGGAGATAAATCTAGCGACTTGCAGTCATCATTTTCAACACATGCTCTGTTGAATATTTCTTCCAAAATCTCTTTAACTTTCTTTACATCAATTACATTGTTAGCCCCGTCAAGTAAATCTACTTTTAAAAACTCTACAGTTTTAGTTGCCATACTTCCCTCTCCCATTTGACCTTTTTCTACATTATATCATACGAGTTAAAGGAAATTAATACCAAATCATAATAAATGATTTTTTCATTATGCTATTATATGTATGAGCCTATTATATAATACATAATAGAACAAATGTTCGATCATGTCAATATCAGCCTTTATCAACCTTTATTAATAAAAAGGCCCCCAGCTATAAGCTAAGAGCCTTTGCACCCGGAAAATGTCTTGGGAGAGTATAAACCGGGTTAATCCGTCACCAGGCTGTTACACCCGGCAACCGAAGGGGGATAAATCTATTCAAAACTTTTAATGATAAGCTCTTTATATCTCCTACTCTGGCTCTTGTTAACCAAGTTGTCCGCCCGCTCAACCTCAACAACTGTATATCCCTCATACAGATTCCTAATCTGCTGACAGTCATTATAGGACAATACAAATTTACCCTTTATATTTCCCAGGCATTCCCGCAGCCTTTCATGATCTTCTGGGTTAAACCGATCCGGATAATACTTCTCTGCTTCATAGTATGGCGGATCCAGATAGAATAGGGCATCAGGGCGATCATACGTTTTAATTAGTCGTTCAAAATCCTGATTTTCAATAACGACTTTGTTTAACCGACCAGATACCTCTTTCAAGTAATCAATTGTTTTCTGCATATCTCTCGGTCTAACACCAAACGATCTGCAATCTGCTCCGAAGCTCTCTTTGATTATACAGAAAAACCTCGCGGCTCTTTGGATATCAGTCAGCCCCCTGGTATTACGGTTCAATTCATCAAAGAACTGTTCCCTTGACATCAACAGCCATTCCAGCTCGTCCTGTAAGGCTCCCGGGTGATGCTTCACTATCCTGTATAAATTAATCAGCTCGCCATTTACATCGTTAAATACCTCCATAGGCGCATGCTTGTCTCGGGAAAATAATACCCAGCCCGCACCACCGAATACCTCAATGTAACGGTTGTATGATTCTGGATCTGGGAATTGCTCTAAAACCTTTTTCCTCAGAAGTTTCTTGCCACCTATCCAACTAATAAAACTATTCATGTTACCATCTCCTCTCAAATGATGGTAACAAAATTCCTGTCGGGGTTTAAAAAAAGAGCCTCCGGTAGGAGACCCTTTTATCTAATTGTATTCTAAATCGATATTATCGATATAAACGATATTTTTACTTAATTCCAGACTCTTTTAAATATTTATCGCGGATATAGAGCCTTGGATAATCATGATTACCCCTATATCCAGTCTTTGCAGCTATCTTCACCCAGTTCATATCATCTATGTACCTCATACGGAAGACACAACGCGTCTGCCCATCCTCAATGGCATCAATCCATTGCTCTACTGCCTTTCGCTTTTCCTTCTTTCGCTCCAGGACTCTCTTCCTGTTTTCATATAATGGCCAATTAAAACCAACCACACTCTGAGGCTTTGGATATCCATCACGATAATCGAAAATAGTATCATTACCAATTCCGGCTTCTGTTGTAATCATCTCCTGCAGTTCTGTTTCCAGAATAGGAATCTCCCGCTTTAGTTTTTTATAATCCTCCAAGAGTCTTTTAGTTATTTTAATATCCAATCTACCACCTCCCTGCTGTCAACTGCTCGCCCTTGGCTTATAAATCCGCTTGCCATTAAGAAACTCCTCTTCCTTTCTCTGTCTCCCCAGGAGCTGCCGCATCTTATTAAGCGTTGCTTTATTATTCTGATCATTGAAAAACTCCACGATTAACTGATACTTCTTTACTGAATCTTTGTATTCTCTCCGCTGCTTTCGACTTCTGCGCAGCTTTGTTGTAACCTTATCTGCTTCTGATCTAGTTTCGGAGAACTCTATACCATGAAGTAGATCCTGCAGACGCTTGTCCTCTTCACTTACCATATCGCAGGCAAGGCGGTATTCTGCTGTGCACTGATCAATAAAATTGAGAAATTCCGTCAGCTGTTCTGCCGGACTCTTAGCTTTCTTTATCATCTTCCTCCACCTCCATTGATACAATTTTTGCACGCTCCTGGGGAACGTCTATGTATTGACCACTATTTAACAGTATCCCGATCAGACCATCATTGCTTCTGATCATGGTCTCGAACTTACTTCCAGGATAAACCCGGACAGTAAAGATCTGTTTATTTAAATACTTCATACTGCACTTTCTTTCAGATATTTCTTTATTGGAATAAACCTTCCGTAGTCCATCTTTATCAAAATTGACTATTAGTCTCTTACGTGATATATTTAAGCAAAAGGAAGGAATCATTTTATGAACGAAAACTTATCTTTAGAAGCGAAAAAGGGATTAACGGTTGTTTTGTGTGGTCTTCTTTTATTTATTTTTTTAAATACCATATTTATTATAACAAAAATCAACAAACCTATTAAGGAACCTGGAGTTACAGTTAGCCAGTTGTTTTCCTCCGCTGAGGTGTCTACCTCCGATATTAATTATTCGGTTATGAAGACAGCCGAATATGAAGAAAAAATCTCATGGCTTGATCCTGCCATAGGAACCGTTATTGATTATGCGAAATTATCTTCTTATTCAGATGTCATTTCTCTCGTTGAAAGTTATGCAAAACTTTCTAAAGTTGTAAACAACAAAGAGGCCAAAAGCCTTATTATACCAACAGGAGCATCTACTGCTATCTTGGATAATACGGCAATATTTCAATGGAAAGAGACATATCACACTAGATTTAGTAAGAAGCAAACTAATAAAAGTTATTATATTATAAAATCAGATTCAAACTTGTTTTGTCTCTCCATAGCCACAATTAAAACAGGAATTGTATTATCATTCACAAATTACCATATAATTTAGAGCCTGTTTGCCGGCTAGAATAGTTTAGCTCCTTCTTAGTCCATTGAATGACATAAATACTCAACGGATAAGCTAACACACATTTCCTTACCGCAACTTGGGAATTTTATTGTACTAGCGTCCATATTAGCATTATAAGTGTATCTATTATTAAATATGTGGTGACAAAGTTACACTCACAATCCTTCTTCAGAAATTTCAGTTTCCGAGCCAGCTTAAAAAACTAAGGTATTACCTTTAAGGCCATCTCCCATGCCATGCCAGGACAGATATATTTATAACTTTCTGCTCTGGCCTGTCATAGTCCTTTCTTAAACCACTCGTCTAAACCGTTCCGTTAAATGCCACTTCCAGTTAGCCACCATGTTCTCGTGCTTCGCCCGTTCAATCGCCAGCTCTTTCAGTAGATGTGCACATTGGCTTATCTCAAAATCATTGATCCGGTTATATGTATTTAGGATATTGCAAATATGATCTCCCATCTCACAGCCTCCGCATACCTTGTACAACTCTTCCTGATCGCTGGCCTCTACGGGAAACCGGCATAGGTGATCACATACATGCTCCATTATCGAAGTGACGATGTTTAACATTTCATTTTCTTCTATCAACTTAAGCTCCTTTCTCTTTCTCACAATAAAAAAACTACCAACTGAATATTTATAGTTAGTAGTTTAATAACATTTTTATTTTATTGACTTCGCATTATCCTTATAATGCACAGAATCTCAATTAGCGATTTTAGGATATAAACGTATATAACCGCTTTTCAAATTTTGAAAAGAGCACATTAATTGTTGTTATAACGATCTGTTCTTCCGTCTGTTCTTTTAGTAACTAGAGTCACTCTTGGGGCAATACATGCCCTAATACTATACTCCTTTAAGCATTCCGGGCAATAATATTCTTCATATTCGTTGTGACCATCCTGCAATTGGTTTTGCATTCGAAACACACAGCCACAATAATCACAAGTTTGTTTCCTATCCTTATCTTTATAAGAATTGTATCCTATCCAATCTGACATCTATATCCTCCATTCTGTACAACATTTGTTTCTAAATTTCGTCTACGCTGTTATTATTTTTTGAGATGCATCAACCATACAAAGCACGTCTTATTATTAATATAACCGCATACACCTCTCGTTATATTTATAATCTTCATGAATAGAATACCACCATGCTTACTAACTATCAATATTAAGTTTTCAATGTACGATCTTCATTTCACAAACTCTTCACAGACCTAACAAATTCCCGTCACATTTCCACGGTATATTAATACTTGTAAAGAGGCAAACAACCTTTTAATATAAAGCTTTTTTTCATACATAGCCGGTAGGATTCCCCCAATCTTACCGGCTCCTCCCTTTTAAGATTCCGACTTAAATCCTTTCGTGACGAATCACTTTTTTAAACCAGATTTCTCAAGAGGCTTTATCTCTTACTTTCCCGATCCTAGCCTTCAGCGCTGTAAGAAGGGAATCCTGCGTCACCCGTTTATCCTGTAGGGCGGCCATGACGTCCTCGTCCATTCCCCCATTAACGACCAGGTGATGAATAATGACATTTTCCTTCTGCCCCTGCCTATGTAATCGGGCATTCGCCTGTTGGTAAAGCTCCAGGGACCAGTTAAGACCAAACCAGACAATTATATTTCCGCCTGCCTGAAGGTTTAATCCATACGCAGCACTTGCAGGATGGGCAAGCAGCATATCTATTTCCCGATTGTTCCACTGCCCAATAGTCTCCGGTCCTTTAAGCTCTTTAATTCTCAGCCCTGATTTGGAAAACCGTTCTAAAATCCTTGTCCGATCATGCTGGAAATTATAGAAAACTAGGATCGGTTTTCCCTGATTGGCTTCTACAATCTCCGTAAGAGCCTCCAACTTTTCGCTATGTATTTCCACCGGCGTTTTATTCTCGTCATACACAGCTCCATTGCAAAACTGCAGCAGCTTGTTTGAAAGGACTGCCGCGGATCCGGCATCAAGTGTGGCCTCATCTATCTCGAGAAGCATTTCCTTCTCAAATGTTTCATACGCCTTACGCTCTTTATCACTCAGCTGCACATGGATTACGTTATCAATCCGCTCTGGCAGGGACAAATAGTCCTTCGCAGAAAGGCTGATGCAGATATCTGAAATTCTTTTTTGTATCGACTCCTCCGCTCCCGGTAATGGTGCGTAGGAAAAAATAACATCGCGGTTCCGGGACGCAGGAGAAAAAAAGTTCTCACGATAGGCCCCTATCTTCTCCCCAAGGCGCTCTCCCTGATCTAATAAATAAACCTGCGCCCAGAGATCAATCAATCCGTTTGGTGCTGGAGTTCCTGTCAATCCGTAAATTCTCCGAATATGGTTCCTGACAAGTACCAGGCTCTTAAACCGTTTGGCCTGTGGATTTTTAAAGCTGCTCAACTCATCAATGATGACTGTATCAAAGGGCCAATCGTTCCGGTAATAATCCACGATCCAGGGAATGTTATCACGACTTAGTACATACACATCACCCGGCGTATTAATAGCCTTAATTCGTTTGGTTTTAGTTCCAAGCACCGGAACAACCCGAAGAAGTTTTAAGTGGTCCCACTTAGAGGCTTCTCTTGTCCAGGTATCTTCCGCCACCTTTTTAGGGGCTATGACTAAAACCTTTCTTGCTTCGAACCGGTTATACCGCAAGTCATTGACTGCTGTTAGTGTGATAACAGTTTTCCCCAGTCCCATATCCAGAAAAAGCCCCAACTTGGGCTCTGCGATCATACGGTTGATGCAGTAGCGCTGATAATCATGTGGAATTAGTTTCATAGATCCCGGTCCTTTCCGGTATTTTCTGCAATGCTAAAAATAACAGTTTCAATGTCTTCTGGATCGTCTAAAACGTAAACCTTGCAGCCCATTCCTTGCAGCTCCCGAATTCGCCGGGTCTGTAATGCCGTCGGCTTTTTCCCTTTCTGCTTCAGCTCCACAAAACCAATCTGACCACCTGGAAGAATTACCAACCTGTCTGGCACCCCATCATTTCCTGGCGATGTGAATTTATAAGCTTTTCCTCCCGCCTGTTTTACTGCTATCCTGAACTTCTCTTCCAGCTTTTTCTCAAGCATGCCTAAACCTCCAAACTCATGCCGTGTAAACATTCGTACGCACACACGTATATGATACCTCGCGTACAGGGGCATCAGGGGTATATATACCCTTATTTCCCTTTATTTTATATTTATATAGAAAAGAATGTTTACATTGTTTACAAGTACTTAAAACCCTTATAGAATCAGGCTTTAAACGTCAACTTTTTATTGTTTACAACCGTTGACAACGTTGACATTTTATTCATTTGTCTGTTGACATTTTGAGCTTTGTTGACGCTTTACTGTTTACACTTTTCGAATAAATCCCCGTTGTGTTCCGTAGTAGGGGCCACAGCGTACAGAAGCTTTATATTCCCACTCAGTCAGACCTGATAAAATTCCACTGATTTCCAATCCATCAGACCGCTTCATCATCTTTAAATCACCATTAAAGCATTCGCACCAAATCTCAGCCACGCATACCCGATCACGCTCCTGCAGGAGATTTTCGTCGTACTCTTTACCAGCAAAGTTCCAAAACTCCCGTCTGGAGGCAAGATCACGTTTGCTCCAATCGTTTGGTACTTTTCTGTCCAAAAACTCTCGGATAATGCCTTCTCTTGCATTTCGCTCCTTATGCTCCTCCTGCTGTCTGACCGCTTCCTCTGCAATCGCACCCTCCAGATAAAGAGATTCTCCACATTGCCAACGAACACAGGCCTCCGCCCATATCTGGTCTACCTCGTCCGGAAGATCCTTAAATACGCTCTTAACCGGCTGCCCTTTGCCTAAATCTACCGGCCAGAAGCGCCTGTTGCCCGTTCTGTCCTTTAAAAACTCTTTATCGTTAGTAGTTCCAACAATGATGCAAGTGCGCGGAAACGGCTTTGTGCGCCGTCCATACGCTTCACGGTATACGTCTTCGGTTTTACTTAAAAACTGCTTTACTGTATTCATTTCTGATTTATTCATTCCTGCCAGTTCGCCGGCTTCTATAATCCAGTATCCCTGTATCAACTCTGCAGCGTCTTTCCCATCGAAAGTTGCCAGGCTGTCAGAATACCAGTCCTTTCCAAGGAAGCGGAAAAATGTACTCTTCCCAACCCCCTGCGCTCCAGACAGAATCAGCATGGAGTCATACTTTATGCCGGGTACCATTGCCCGGGCCACTGCCGCCGTGAAAGTCTTACGGGTAACAGCCCAAGTATAAGTGCTATCTTCCGCACCAAAATAATCTATAAGTAAACGGTCTAATCGTGGAACCCCATCCCATTTGAGGCTTATTAAATACTCTTTAATCTTATGGTGCTTGTGTGCTGTTGCATAAACTGCCATAGCATCATATATTCTCTCTTTCCCGGTAATTCCATATACTTTTTCAACGTAGTGCCTTAGTCCGGCATCGTCTTCATCTACCCAAGCTCTTAATTTATAATTTCCTTGTATCGTATCCCATGGTAGTGGTTTTTCAATTACTGCCCTATTTGCAAATTCATCATGCCAGAACCTTCCTGATAGCTTCGGATCATTGCCTAAAATAATGACCACGTTATCAATGGTATTAAGTGGCTTTCCAGTCTTTGAGTGACATTCCAAACGAGCCAGCCAATTAAGATCCTGCTCTGCAGACTCAGCTGCAGGTAATGCAGTAAATTCCACCTGCGCTTTCTGGTACCGTTCTGATGCCACTGCCTTTGCAACAGGCTCCTGCTTTAGTGCAAATTCGCACATGGCCTTAAATGAAGGAAGTTGTGTAATTGGTGTCTCCGGTTTTGCGTCATAATCCTCATCAGAAAATTTATGAAGCCTTACCAGATCAAAAGCATTGCACAATTTCCCGCTTGCTGGATCCGTGGCATGATGGCTGAAGAGGAAATTCCCATCTTCATAAAGAACTGCACCACCTACTGTGGAACCTTCGCTGTATGTGAACCGATCTTCTCCACAGGGTATGTATTCATCAGATAAAAATTCAGCTATGGCAGTGGGGATATCATACTCTCGGCAGAATGCACCCACAACGCCCTGCTTTTCAAGTGGGCTTCCCTGTTTCTTTGCTGATCTGTCCCGAAGCTTTGCAGCCCCTGGCACCTCTGGCCATTCTGCTACATTTTTCCAGTTATTATATAATCCCAGCATGCCATCTTTTGAGATAAACGGCTTGTCCCCATAGAGGAAAACAAACTCTCCGTCTATACTGCAGCTTGGCCAATACATTAATCGAACGGGTTCAAATGTTGTGGGGTCAAAAATCTGCATTCCTAAAAAAGCAGCTGTCTTTCTAGCAATGGGCTCATATTCATCAGCCGTACAGGGAGCATCAAGCGGCAGTATAATCCGAAGCCTCGGTGCAGCCCCTTCGTGCTTTCTGGTAGAGTAAATTACATAGGCACAGCCCAGGGCATCAACAGCATTGATTACGCCCTGTGTCCCCCCTGGAATAATGCTATCTGCATCCAGGGTAATCAAATAACGTTCGCCAGCATTTCCATTTCTTCTGGCCTCACCTTGCAGCACTCCGCCTACAAATCCGCCAACATCTTTTAAGTTATCCTGTTGCGCCTTTGGCATCCCCATGTAATCTGCAAAGAACTCCTGGGTTCTTTCCGGCCTGGATACCCTCTGTACAAACTGGGACCAGAGCATTTCCTGCAAATGCCAGGACGTGGCTTTTCTGCTCGTTCCTACTGATATTTTGATCTGCCTGTCATTTACAAACATACGCCCTACTCCTTTTTATAGTATTCCCCTTCGAAACCATCAGCGTTAAGCGGAAGCCCTTCGGCCCATGCAGGTACAAGGCACATAAGTCTGATGGCTTCTTCGAGGCTCTGACTGCCATTTTCCGGGATTTCAAGTATTACTTCATCGTGAATATGAAAATTGATTAGATAGCCGGCTTGATACAGATTAATAATAGAATTTGCCAGACAGTCCCTTGCTACTGCCTGAACAATATTCTCCGTAAGCTTACCTCCATAAGTCTGCAAAAGCTCCCACTTATGGCTTTTCTGCCCCTGCCCCATGTAATAAATCCGATCATAGTTCCGATCATCTGGGATCAGCTGAGGCTGTACATAAAACAGCTTTCTTCCACTTGGAAGCGTTATCATCATTCTGGAGGAATCTCTGGAAAAAGAAATTCCGCATGGCATAGTGGAATTGGTCCCGTTTTTAATGCAGTCCACAGCATACCGCTCCACCATATACCAAAAATCCACTATGCGCTTGTTGGCTGCCCTCCATCTTTGTACAATATCTGGTAGATCCTCTTCATGCAATCCGCTGCGTAGAGCGCCCATCTGGACCAGCGCGCCAGTACTTCCCTGATACCCTAAAGCCAGCTCTGCTACCTTCCCTTTGGCCCGCAGCTCATATTCCGGATTACCTTTTTTAATCTTTTCCAGAGGTACACCAAACATGGCACTGGCTGAAGCTTCATATATTTTCCCATGAGTTCTAAACACGTCAAGCCTCCAAGCTTCATTGGCAAGCCAGGAAAGAACGCGGGCTTCAATAGCGGAAAAGTCTGCAACTGCAAACTTCTTTCCCTCTCCTGGAATAAATGCTGTTCGTATCAACTGAGATAAGGTGTCCGGCACATTTCCATAAATGACCCGGATTGCTTCGATCTTCTGCTTCTTAATTAAATCCCTGGCGGTATCAAGGCTTTCTATGTAATTTCTTGGCAGATTCTGAACCTGTACAAGCCTTCCTGCCCATCTCCCAGTTCGTGTTGCTCCGTAAAATTGTAAAAGCCCACGTACCCGATTATCATCACACACTGCAGCTTTCATAGCTTCATACTTTTTCACAGAGGTCTTTGCCAATTCCTGACGAATCTTTAGCATGGCCTTTAAATCGACGCCCCCGTTCTGATCATTTAGTAAATCAGACACGGTCTGTTTATTTAGACTATCAATTTCAACATCTGAGTTATCAGAGATCCATTGCTTTAACTGAGCCACACTGTTTGGATTATCTAATCCCGTGATATCTCTGGCTTTATCCGTCAGCTCATCAGTAATTTGCTCACTGATCGCAAGAGCTCCGTTTACCATATCCATGTCTACGGATACTCCGCCAATATTAATCATCTGGTCTATGGTCCATAGGCGGTGTTCATACTCAGGTACAGGGTATGGATCCAGCTGCCATTTTATCTCCCGCTCGGTCACGACGTCCTGCATGCAGTAATCCTTAAACAGCTTCCACTTGTCAGGGGCATGTTCTGGTAAGTTTCGGGTTCTTCCACCGTTCCGCTTCGTGCGGGCGCATGGAGAACAGAAATACTTAATCAGCGCTTTCCCCTCAGACATCTTTCGCTTGTCTTCTGGAAACTGCATGGCTTGTCCGATTGCTCCTAAACCTCCAGAGTATCCGCAGTACCATGCATGAACCATCGTACAGTGCCATTGATCCAGACGGGTTTCAAAAAACTTGCTCAAACAGTAATACTCAAATGCGGCATTAAATGCCGTCTTCTTCACCTCTGGCCGATGCAGATCCATTACTGTGAAATAGGGAATTTTCTCACCGGCCGCCATGTCTACGATCTGGACCGGATTGTCGTCATAGGCATAGGCAAATAAGAGAATCTCAAAGTCCGGTGACTGCACATATTTATACAGCCCGGACTTTTTAATATCAACACTGCTGAAGGTCTCTATATCAATGCTGAGAGTTCTCAAATCCCCATCACTCCTCCAGGCATCACCGGCAGTCCAGTGATAGGATCAATCTGTGTTTGCGGATAACCCTGACCAGGGTAAGCGGGCTGTGTATAGCCGGTTGCCTGCGGCTGGTAGCCGTTAGTACTTGGAGAATAGCCCTGCGGCATCGATGCCTGGTATTGCTGTCCTGCTGGATTTTGATATACTGGTTGACTGGGTGTCTGATATCCTGCCTGTCCATAACCCGCAGAGGGGCTCCCCTGCATTGGCATTTGATAAGTAGCCGGACCATTCCAGGTGTTACGGCCGCCAAAGTCTTCATCTGCTGTAGCTCTTCCTGATAGCGGTTCTCCGTCCTCTACTTTCTGGACATTATTTAATGCACATCCGACACCTTTGTTCCCGCTCTGGTTATATGCAAAAAAGTTTATTGAGGCTCTGGCATAGCAGCCGGAATAAAAAGCATTAGGGTCTATAATCTGCTGAATGTTCAAATCTACGACGGAAGGTTTGATCTTAGAAGACGCTGTAATAACCATGCAGCCTTTGCACTCTTCTCCAAAAGGCTCCCCGTTGGCCCGAACCCCATCACCATCATAAATAGGCAGCTTAGGCCTTGCGGGCATTTGCCCGTTGAATACTTTTGCCAGCCCCTCCTGCAAAGCTCTGTTTATTTCTGCCTGTATCATATTAAGTGTTGCTGTATCATTCTTTGGAATCAGCATGGTAATGCTATATTTAGGATCCCCTCCGCCCTGTGGCGCCTGAGGTTCAAAGACATGAACATAACTTGCCCGAAATTTACCTGTTAACATGGTATCTGTTCCTCCTTATAATGGTTTTCTCCTCCGAAGTCTTCCTCCGGAGTACTGTCTTTCTGGTAGACTGACCTTTTATCGTTCTCTGGAGCAAGGGTTGGTTTTCCTTTTGGTTTTACGATATAAGGCGTTAAGATCGTGGTATAATCCTCTTTTGTAATGAGCTTCTCAACCTCTGTAAGCGCAAGAGGTTTTTGCTCATAGAGCATAGCTTTTTTATATCCGGCTGTAATTAAATCCTTAAAAGCTTTTGTGGCATCCGTTAATTCCCGGTTACTTCTTCCTTCTACAAGTTTCCAACCGGGAACCGCTTCGTCAGAAAGCAACTTATTGAGTGCCGCCTTTTCAACTTTTTTTATCCAAGGGGCTACGAGCTGTAGAAGAGGAAGGATATTGCCTATCTCTTCATTACTGATAAGATTTTCGCTTACCAACTTACCAGTGACTGGATTAAGCTCTTTTTGTATCACTTCCATATTTTCGTTCATTCTATGACGGCATTGTCCTGCCGCTTTGCAAAACCCCTCATCGCACCAGGTTCCTTGACAGAACTCTCCTTCTCCCTTAAAAGCAAGCAGAGCATTTGGCTTTACAACTACGTCCGCCCAAGCCAGTAAATCTTTTACTGTCGTCTTCCAGCTGGAGAAATTATGAACACGGGGCTGGACAATATGAAACATAATTTGATCAATAGGATATATGAGACTGTATGCGGCTAAAGCTCCAATGGCATAAAGCTCCATCTGAGGGTTTTCTTCCGCGCTCACCACAACACCTTTTCCATACTTAAAATCCACTACATGAAGATCAGATCCGCAAAGAATGATGCAGTCTGCCGTACCGAAGCCTTCCGGTGCGACATGACTGTAGTCAATCTTCTTTTCAACAGATATGTAAGGAGTTGATGGATAGCCATAGGCGATTTTCTGTACAAATGCTACGTAATCATCAGTGAAACGATCCATTTCCGGATTATAGCGTGTATCCTTTTTTAACTTGTTTAACTCTGCCTTATAGGTCTTATCAGGCATACCAGGCTCTATAAATAGCTTTCTCAACTTCAACTCACAAAAGCTATGAGCCAGTGTCCCCTCTTCGGCGGCCTCTGAACTCTCATCAGGAAACGTCTCTTCAAGTCTTGCCGAAGGAGGACAATGGATCCATTTCTTAGCGCTGGATGCTGACAGTAAGGCATGATTTCTTTCCTCACTCATCAGATATTAGCCCCTGCCTTTCTAAGCTCGGCTACTAATGCCGGATATTGCTCCTTTGTAAGCTGTTGTAATGACATAGCTCCGAATTGTCCAAGGATCTGCATTACTACAGGCTGCATTCCTCTATCCACCAGACCTGTCATCGCCACCGCGATCTGATCCTGAGTATAGCTTTGAGGAATGGCTGTAGTTGGGATCTGTCCCTGAGTTGGAATCATCTGCTGAGATGAAGACATTCCTCCCTGCTGAACCTGATTCATGGGTGCTGCCGTAGTTGCTTGTGCTTGACTTGACTGCATCGGAACCATGCCAGGCGCCTGATAGTATGCTCCCTGGGGAGAAGCCGGAGCTTGAATGGCGGGTGCTGTAGGCATAGGAGCTTGTCCCGTCGATTCATGAAACGTGGCCTCCACACCTTTTGTTCCTAATGCCTGTGCCAGATTGTTCATGGCCTCCACGATTGGCTCTAATCCTCTGATATCTACTGTTATTGTCATAATTTTCTTCCTCTCTTCGATTGTTTTCATTATTGTAGCAATCACATTTTTCATCTGGATCCAAATTGGCCCCGCAATGAGGGCATTGTCTGTAATACCCCATTTTACCGTCTCCTATTTAATGCCAAGTTCAGCACAAACTCTCTCATAAATGGTATCTAAGATTTTCTTTTGCCTAACCACATCATCTGGCGCCATTGCCTTTAGAGCATCCGGAAGCAAAGTACAAAGGCCCGCGCATACCCCAGAATTAGATCCGATGATTGTCGTGGTGACTTCTCCAGTTAATCCTTCTTCCTTTGTAAAATTAAGGATTATGGGCTTCTTTGCATCTTCCTTTAATTTTTCTGGCATAGTGGCCAATAAAATTGCCTCAAATAACTTTTCCATCTTGATTTCCTCCGATAGGTTCCCTATAATAGGGATGTGAATGATTTACGTGTTACTTTGATTCCCTGGGAGTTGCCGCTCCTGGGGTTTCTTTTTAATTATTACCCTGTTTCCGGTGACTACGTTAAGCAGCCGCATTTTACGGGGTTCATTTGATATCACCAGATAATTTGAAGGATTGTATCCGTTCTGAAGAATAAAATCCCTCTGGCTTCTGGTTGGTCTCCCTGGCTTTCCCATGAGCTTCCACCTTTCTTTCACATTACTTCCAATTGACCGCAGATAAAAAACAACACCATTACTACTCCTATAAATATCATTGATGGCATGACCCGCAAAACCATGATCCTCATTCTTGAAAATCGTTCTTTCTTATAGTCTTTTAAGTTCTCAAAATACTGCTGCAAAAAACTGGCTCCCTTCATTTTGGCATTCACCTGAATTCTCACGCCTCTTTTAGATAGATCTCTCCTTCTTCATAAACAACACAGGCTGTGTCACCATTCTGATCTGTGATCTTTGCTTCATGTCCATCTGTATACTCTACCTTTAAGTGTGATGTATAAAAGTTTGCTTCTAGCCAGCGCTGAATAAAATACTGTGCTATTGTTTTTGGCATATTTCTCACCTCCTGCTTGTCCACCATACCCGCCATCAGGCGGTTCCCTCTTTCCGTAAGTGAGCTGCCCTGAGGGCAGGGTATGCAATCTTACCGAGTTGCTTACTAATAGCTTCTACCTCTTCTGGTGTTGTGTCCTTGCAACAATCATCATGGAAGATGAAAGTCGTATCTCCCTTTTTAACCTCTTTTACTATAGCCATAGCCTCACCCCTTTCTTTATCTATTTGAGTTTATGTCGAACGGTTTGTACACCTTTCCATATTGCTATAATTTTCCTGCTCCTCTATACTTTAGGTACAGGCACTGCCATGCCGAGTACTAAAGAAAGGAGAAAAAATATGAGTAGCATAGATGACCTTTATAAAAGCAAAAATCATCTTAAAGCTTCAATTGCTTATCAAAATTTGTTAGAGTTTCAAAACCAACTCACACAGAAACATAGTCCTGTTTTTGAGATTAAAGATCAATACGATACTTCTGCTGCGGTGACCGCCTCCCAAATGGCTGAGCAAATATGTAATTCTTTTCTTTTACCATTCAGTGAAGCGTTATCACGCTTGGATTATCAACAACAAGTTCAAACAATACAAAACAGTATTAGTACCTTTGCATCTAACATTGCATCTATACATATTCACCCAACTTATGTGTCTGTTCCTGAAGCTTGGATTCCAGACGATTTTCCTTATGAAGAGATAACTGAAGATTCAATAAATGATCTTGATAAGTCTGAGGAAAGCACCACGGTAGTAAAAAGATTATCTTTTGATAAGGCGCTTGAATTTGTTAAATCCGCAATTACTGTAATGCAGGCAATAAAGTTGTTTACTGAACTGTCTCCATCAGCCATACAAGATGCTAATAAGGCATTAGAGTACCTTAATTCCATTTTTCAAACTATCAAAGACAGACTTTCATAAACTGATCGATAAGTTCATTGAGTTGATTGATTTTTTCACTTGCATCTTCTGCTTCAGGAATTTCCGTATTTCTGATAATTTTTTCTATCATATCCATTAATAGATTAATCAGCGGATGAATTACTGAAGGATTTTTACTAAGAAGTATTGCTTTTTTTGATGGTATTTCATCGGCAATGCTTCTTAGCTTTTCTACATTATCCATCTTCCGCATCTCCCTACCTCACTTTCAGCCGCCATCTATTACCCTGCTTTTCTTGACTCACACTGCTGTCCTGCCAAAGCTGCCGCCGTAGCCATACAGCCTTTTAAATACATCTGCACTGCCTCTGGGCTTTTATCCCAGATCTGAGACATTTCCTCTGCCTGCATCAGGCGCTCCTGAATGGCTTCAGGGCTAAGTTCAACATAACCGGTTTTCATATTCTCACCTCGCCTTCTTTCTTTGTCCCTACGAGAACATTATATGTCTCTATGAGATCATTGTCAACTACAATTTTATTTTTTTGTTGACTTTGAGAACACAACACAGTACAATATATTTGTGAAGGGAGGTGTTACTGTGAGCAACCTAAATGATAGAATAAAGGGGGTTAGAACCTCTCTACAATTAACCCAAGAAGATTTTGGTAAAAGGATAGGTTCTGCAAGAAATACTATTGCAAATTATGAGACTGGGAATAGAAATCCATCAAATGCTGTCATAATTGCAATTTGCCGAGAGTTTAACGTAAACGAAGACTGGCTTCGGACCGGCGCCGGCGGCGAAGAAAACATGTTTGTTCCTGATGATATGCAATATTATCAAAATGTCGGTAAACTAGGAAATGAGAAGAACGAATTTAAGAAGTTCTATTTAAATATGATGATGGGACTCCCCGATGAATACTGGGACTATATATATAAAGAGTTTAAAAAGTTTGAAAACAAAAAAGAGGAATAGCATCAGCTATCCCCCACAAAACCATCAATTATATAATAAAGGGTTTTAATCCTTTTTCCATTAATCCTTTTTAACAGGTTGATTATAAGATTGTAATAATATTTATACTCTGACATATGTATATCCCCTTTCCCGCAGGACTGTTATATTCATGATGGCAATTAGGAATTTTCACCTTACATTCGACTTCCAGCGGTAAACACAACAAGTGCGTTTAATCGAATGTGTGTTCGATTTTTGTATTATAAATCATTTTCAGCAAAAATGCAACATTTACCAATTTAATGTTTTTCTACGACATTTTGTCGTTGATATAATTTACTAATTAAGATGGAGGAACGAGTATGAAGAAGTTAAAATTGTTACTTGCAACAGCTGCACTATCTATGACTATGGGGTTAACTGCATTCGCAGGAGAATGGAAACAGGATGCAACAGGCTGGTGGTATCAAAACGATAATGGTACATATCCCATGAATGGATTAAAAGAAATTGATCATAACTGGTATTACTTTGACAAAACGGGTTATATGAAAACAGGCTGGTACCAATTCCAGAACGGCTGGTTCGGATTTGCAGACAGCGGCGCTTGCATGAATCCCTGCGATTACAACACTCTTATGCCAATTGGTGGACCTCATGAGGGTTGGATTGAATATAGCGGAAGTGCTGAGGCAACAGTACGTGATCTTGCAAACGGAAGCGTCGTTTACTACAACAATCGCTATTGGAGCGATCCAACTGCTTATCAGGAAACAGTGGTTTATTACCATGACGTTGCTCCCGAACCAGTAAAAGACAGATATGGACTGGCAGATATGAAATAGAAGTCATAAAGCGGTAATAATTCAATATAAGATTACTTGAAAATAAAATCTTCTACGATTTTATAATAGAAACTTAAAAGGGGAAAAGATATGGGAAAAGAAACAAAAACAAAGAAATGCAAATACTGTCAATCTGAAATTAGCTCAAAGGCAAAAGTATGTCCTGTATGCAAAAGGAATCTGAAATCACATGGATGTTTAGCTGCAATTTTTTCATTTATAATTGTGATTGCTGGCATTTTCGTTATCAGCACTGTGATGAACGATGGCATACAAAAAGAAGTTTCAGGAGTAGCTGACAAAAGCGAGTACATAACCCTGGATGAGTATAACAAGATAGATACAGGAATGACCTATGAAGAAGTCCAAAAAATAGTTGGCAGCGCTGGCACTATCTCCTCTCAGGTTGAATCTAATGGTTACAAAATTATTATAGTAACATGGTACGGAAACGGAACAGCTGGCTCCAATGCCAATGTAACATTTACAAATGATTCCGCTACTGCAAAAGCGCAAGTTGGACTTAATTAGAACTGGACCTTTATTAATTATAAGAGACCGCCCGGTGCTTTCAAAACACCGAGCGGCTTTTCAAAAAGATTTTCTATAGGGATTCTGGAATATATAAATATAATTACATTATTTTCGGAGCCCACATATTATTAACGCTAAAAGTAGAATTAAGTATATACAGTTTCCATAAAATAGATTTAAGAAAGGAGGCACCCATGTCATATCTCATGTATCTCAGAAAAAGCCGAGCTGATAAAGAAGCAGAGTCCCGCGGCGAAGGCGAGACCCTGGCCCGTCACGAGCAGCTGTTGACAGAACTATCCGTAAAAATGGGGCTTGAAATCGGTGCCGTTTACAAAGAACTGGTCTCCGGAGAAACTATTTCCGCCCGCCCCAAGATGCAACAACTCCTTGTAGAAGTAATGCAGGGCATGTGGGAAGGCGTCCTTGTTATGGAAGTGGAACGTCTGGCCAGAGGGGACACCAAGGACCAGGGAACCGTAGCCGAAGCCTTTAAGTTTAGTAATACCCGTATCATAACCCCTATGAAAACATATGATCCGTCCGATGAATTTGACGAGGAATATTTTGAGTTTAACCTCTTCATGAGCCGGCGGGAATACAAAACCATTAATCGACGGATCCAAAGAGGACGAATAGCTGCTTTCAGAGACGGCTGGTATATTGCTGGGACAGCGCCCTACGGATACGAAAAAGTTAAACATAAAGGTGATAAAGGGTACACCCTTCAGATCGTGCCAGAGGAAGCTAAAATCATCAAATATATCTTTGAGCTCTACACAGCAGGTGAACCCCAGGAGGATGGTAGTTATGCCCAGTTTGGATCCTACCAGATCCGAGATCGGCTTAATGAGCTGAGCGTTCCATCCCGAAGCGAAAAGCCCTGGTCCGCATCTTCCATCGTTGATATACTTAATAACCCGACCTATTGTGGGTACCAAAGATGGCAATGGCGCAAAGTCCAGAAACAAATGGTTGGTGGCAAAATTATTGAATCCCGGCCAAAGGATGCAGACTGTGAGAAAGTCCGGGGACGCTTTGATCCCATAATTTCAGAAGATACCTTTAACCTGGCACAAAAGATCAAAGCCGGTAAGCCACTCCCCATTAATACAAGCACAGCTCTGCAGAACCCACTTTCCGGATTAGTCTACTGTGCAAAGTGCGGAAACCTAATGACCAGACAGCCCAGTAATACCCGGCTCCGTTACGCCGTTTTACGCTGCGCAAACAGTAAGTGCGGCAATATATCCTCTCCACTCTCTTTAATTGAAGAACAGGTTATTCAGGGCTTAAAAGAATGGATTCCGGAGTATAACGTAGAATGGCCAGAGCAATCAGAAAAAGAAGGAGAAACAACGCTTACAGTACTGGAAAACTCCATAGGTAATATAGAAGAAAAACTAAATCAGACAATAAAGCAGCTTAATAAAACCTTTGACCTTCTGGAGCAAGGTGTTTATAACCTTGAAACATTCCAAGACCGCCGCGTAACATTAGATTCACAAAAAGCCGAACTTGAGGAAGAACTGGAGCGCATAGAGAAAGAGCGAGATCGAATCACTGCCATGGAACAGGCTCGAAAGGACTTTATTCCAGCTATTGAACGATTAATTGAAGCGTACTGGGAAGTCGATGATATCATGACAAGAAACTCTATGTTAAGAAATGTGATAGATCGTATAGACTACTTAAAGACAGAGCGAAATAAAAAAGGCGCCGGAAATACGGCGAATTTCACATTAAACATTTTCCCAAGGATCCCGGAAAACCGCTAAAACACTGGGTTTTTAAAGGATTAATAATTACCTATATCTTATCGGCTCATATGTATACCCCCACTCATAAGTCATTAACAAAACCCTGTTTGCTGCTTCTCCAAGAAGCCTGTAATCCACACCCTCATACAAAAGCCCGCTCTGTTCAGCCGATGTCTTGGGAGCCAGAGCTACCGTTACCTGATAGCCGAATTGATTCATAATCTGTGTGGTTCGTTTCACAAAA